TACCTGATTCAGAAGTATCATTTGTAAAGGCATCCCAAGGATTAAAGTCATCGACTGCGGGAGCTACTTCTTGAGTGCTCTGGTTTTGACCTTGTGGGTTAGCTATACCGTCTTCAAGAGTTTTTACAAGATCAGGTCTTTGCTCTAAAAGTTGAAGTAATTGAGCACCTTGTTGCAGTTTAGCATTCTCGGCTTGTGACCGATCATACATAGACTGAAACTTTTTTGACTCTGCTTCAAAATCTACAGCAGGGGCTTGTTCTTGAAACTCCTGTTGAGTTGTATCCACCTCTTCTTGGATGGATTGTTCATTGACGATATCTTCCACGAAGGCTTCATTACCACCTTGTATTCCGCTTTCGATACTTGTTTCCTGTTGTTCTAATGTAGACATATACTCTCCTTAGATGTCTCTTAGGCTTTTGGAGTGGAACTGACTTCTCTCTGAACATCTTTCAGATTGTTAGCCAATTTCTCCACCTCGAGCTTCACCTCGTTTTCTAGTTTACTACGTTGTACCCTTCTGTCTGCTTTAGATTCGGAATTAACTTCGTTAAGTCTAGATTTAAACTTCTCGACTTCAACTCTTTTCCTATCACTGACAGACTCTCTTTGGGCTGTCTGCAAGTCACCTTGCAAATTCTTTATCTGTTCTTGCATAGCCTGCATTTGCTGCTGCATTAATTGCTTTTCTTCAGTTCTACGCATTACACCTTCCTTATCAAATATTTCTGGATTCTTTTTAAGAACCTCATAGCGATCCACAATACCCATTTTAAATGCCTCAAGATATACAGAAAGCTCTGCATATTTATTAGAAGGCATAGTAGAGCCGGATTCGATTCTAATATCATGTTGATCAAGTAAGTGCCTATCCTTTTTAAGGTCTAAGACTGCACCACTTACATCTGTATAAAAATTAGCCATGACCTCTGTAATATTATTATTAGGTTGAGCTAACTTAAAAATCTTCTTATAAGTGTAATGTCCTTTGGATAAATTATAAAGAACTTTACCAAGTTTGTTAATACTAAATTCAACATCTCTTAATTTAGATTTAGGTCTTTCACTTCCTAATGCAATCATTCTCTCTGTCGCTCTGACTGTCTCAGGTGCTTTATCTGCAAAGCCATGCATCATTTCTGGCAGACCAAAGATAAAATCTATGTAAAACTCTGACTGTTGTATCAATCTATAAAACTCTCCAGCTAATGGTTGTGGTGCTGG